TAATTCATCACGTAAATCTTCTTTAAGTGATTTGATTTCTCTACGTAACGCATAATCAATTTCTTCCCTAACTACTTTTCTAATTAGATTTTCAAATGTTTTTGCTTTCATGTTTTAATTGTTGTTTGTTATAAATATAATTAATTTTAATTTTGTTATAATTTTGGTTTATATATTCTATGTTGTTCTTCTGAAGTATCATGAATATAATTACCATATCTATCTACTTGTAAATTTCCTGTATTAGATAAGTCTGGATTTAGATAATCTTCTAAAGCACTATTATCTATAACAACATTACCATTCTCGTCTGTTGATACTATATTATCGGGATTACAATCTTCCATATATTCATTAAAGTATCTTTCTATTAATTCTAATAACATAGCTATTGTGTCTAATATTTGTTTAAGTAGTTGTAATATTTTAGGAATAAAATTAAATATAATCATTACTTTAGTTATAGTTTTTAGTAAATGGGTTGTATATGCTTTTATTATTCCTGTATATTTTAAACAAAAATCTTCAGCTTTCTTTATTGCGTCATTTATTATTTTTTCTGGTCCTGCTGCTGCAAAAAGAGAAGTAAAGAAATTTAAAGCTAATGCTGCTGCTACTACTAATATTTCTAAAGCTGTTACTAATACTTTAAAAACAGCTAATACTACTGTTATAACAGTTATAAATTCGGCTGCTTTTTCCATTTTTTCTTGGATTCTTTCTAATTTTTTAGAAACAGCTTCTATAGTTGTTCTACCTTTATTTAATATACCTTCTAAAGTTTCTTTAGCTTGTTTAACTATTCTCATTACATTAATATCACAACTATAACCTTTTAATTTATCTATAATTTCTTGTTTAGTAGGAATTTCTTCTTTTACTCTTGAAATTGCTTTATCTTTAGCTTGTTTTTTAAGATCTTGAATTGCATCATATAAGGGACCATCTACCCCATCATTAAATGCTGTTCTTACTGCTCCTATTCCATCCATCATTAATCTAGCTGCTACTACTCCTGCTCCTACTTTTCCACTTACAGCGTCTACTTTTTCAGCTAAATCTTGCATTTTTGTAGTTGCTTCTTCTGACATTGTTTGTCCCTGTCCTGGTACTTTTTGGTCTGTTGGTTTTGGGTTTTTTGCCATTTTATACTAATTTTGTATTTTTACTCATTAAATATTTTATATCTGCTCTTAAATCTTTTATTTGTCTTCTTCTTAAACTCATCATTCTTTCATTACCTTCAAAAGGTGCAGTTAAACCCCCAGGAGCAGTATAGGATACTTTTAATAATATATCAGAGATTAATCCATCTATACAATCTAAAACATTATTTGCCCATTCTTCAAATTCATGTCCTAATATTGCTGGTTCTGTTGGGGCTGTTTTATCAAATTTTAATCCTAAGTATATGTGTGGAGCATTTACTGTAAATCTACTTGCTCTTTCTCCTTTTTTTACATTACTTGTATCAAAATTAATACTTCCTTTTGTACTTAAACCTATTCCTTTATTAGAAAATAAAAGTATAGAATCATCTTTTGCATTAAATAATAATCTATCTGAATCTATTATTACTTGTTTTCCTTGATATGCGTTTGTACCTTCTGGTTTATACCTTGCCATTTATTTTTATTTTATTCAGTAAAAAATTCTCCTAAAGAATTATCACCCCCTATAGTTATAGGTAACGAGATCTCAGATAAAGACAATTCTGATACAGGAATACTATCTAGTGTTATAGGCTGTATTGGGGTTGGTAGTTTAGTAAATCTTGCTGTGTCTATTCCATGTTGGTATGTTCCTGAAGAACTAAATGTTGTATCCATAGTAGAATAATTATCATGATAGTCTTTTCTTTTTGTTGCTATTGTTCTTTTTCTTTGATTCCCTGATGTTTTATAAGATAGATGTACCCAACTTTTATTTCCTTTTTCTGGAAACTCCCATATTATTTGATCATAATCTATATTATTAACACACCAATTAAAAATATCCAGTGTAGCTGCTCCTGGAACCTGTACATCAACCGCTTGTGCTCTTTTATGTTGAGATGATTTAGATGCTTTATACCCATATTTTGGAAAATCTACATCATTTAGTTTTTTACATCTATAACCAGATGTTATTATTAAATCTGGGTATTTATCTACAAGGGGGTCTACACAATTTTCAAATAAAGCTTTTGCATTAGCTAATGCTTTAGTAGCATTAGGATTACCATCTACACCTAACATATTATTAGTACCTTCTGTTTTAGCTGTAGAAGAATATATAAAATGTTTTACTCTAAAATATTTTCCTAAGGGTTCATTTAAACTTATTGCCATAATTTTATTTTTTAATTACCATCCTCCAAAACCTGCATTTCCTCCACTATAATTTGTATTATCTTGTACTGCTGGAGGGGCTGCTGCGGGTATTTCAAAATCAAATTCAAAAGTATATGAATCTTCTCCTCCATCTGGTCCTCCTGTTCCTGGATCTTCATAGTCATCTCCTAAACTAGGATCAGATTCTTTATTTATTCCAGAATTATGATCTACACCTTCTTCTCCTTCTGTTTCTCCTCCTGCGTCTTCTATTTTATTTGGATCGTCTAAAGCTTTTAATGGATCTGAATCTTGATCTGTAACTGCGTTAGCTGGTCCTGCAGGATTATCAACGTCTGCTTCTTCATTACCTGGAGGGGGAGTCGCTGAATTTTCTGTATTATCTAGAGGGGTTGAAGTTTCTGATATATTATCTACTTCTGGTTGGAGCATTTCTTCTTCTAGGGTTCTAGGTCTTACATATACCATATCCCATGAATCCATAAAAGGAGAAGCTTGTACAAAA